TATAGGATTGCTCTTAAGAAAAGGTTCAACCCTATAATAGTTATGACCAAAGATTTTGCAAAACCATTTTATCATTCAAATCTTTCTTTGCTTCTTTTGTTCGCTCCTTATCTCTAAGGTCTCGAACGACACAACATTTACATGATAAGAGTTTATACTTTTTGCCTTTGAGGTTAGTCTGACCCGCTACGTTTCCAATATGCAAAGATTTCATATTGCAGTTTCCTCTCTAAACTGTTTCACCTTTCGTGCTAACTCTGGAATATAATCCCTGCGATTGCGCACGAACACTTGAGGTGATTCGTGATCGACGGAGATTAATACCACAATTTGCTTGCACTGGATGCCTGTCATTTCTTCATACATCAAAGAGTAACAGGTACATTGTTCAAAGTAGTTTAGAATCCATTCTTCCTTCTTAGGCTTTAAAGATGTTTTAAAGTCAATAATAGAAGGGACGCCATCAAACTCGGCAATACAATCCACCTGACCAGCAAGACCAAGAATTTCACTATAAAGCATAGTTTCCAAGTAATGGACATTATCAATCCTGTCAATAGTAGGTCTGATATCCAGAAATGCATGTTGCATGTCTGGCATTACATCTTCTTCGGTGAGAAACCCTTTCTCGTTAGATATATAAGATTCCATAAGAGAATGGAATTTTGTACCTCGGCGGCTTGCTCGTGCCGAGATTTTGTTCGCTTCTTCTTCGCCGACTTTCTTTCTCCACTTTTGGATCGAGTCACCTTTGAAATGAGATAGAAAAGTAGTAACCGACGGGAGTTTAACACCATTTGGCGAGACATAATATCGTTTTCCATTATATTCTTCTCTTTTCAGATTCACTAACACTGGGTCATTGTTTATATGTGTAAATGTTTTCAACAGCCTACATCTTGATCTTCTTCATGGTGCTTGGCCCAATTGCCAAAAAATCCACTTGCATATCTAAAGTCACCCGCACGTGCCTTCTTTAGATATTCATCTACAGAAAGAGCGACATATGATCTATCTGAGTTTGACACGACTTTCTTTGTCGTAGTGCGAAAGACATGACCAAGGTAATCAAGAGATTGTTCCTTGGTCAGATTTGATTTATTTAGTTCGGCGATTAGAAGATTGATGTTATTTTCCACAGTGTTCATAACAATACCTCACATCATTTGGTGGTGAATTTCGGCCTATTAGCGGATGGTTTCCTTGGATTAAATTCCGTTTGGAATGGAGCATCTTTTACATTATATGCGGTTTTACCAACATTGTCAACCTTTTAACTTATTGTTTGATAAGCACCGGAGAGATCAAAATGACTTGTGTTTGATGTCGCTCCAACTGGTGTGGTATTTTTCCAGGCCAAATCTGTGGTACTACCTGAATAGTAGAGTTTCATAACTGTGTTGCTTGTGTCTATATCAGTGATACCAGCAATATGATATTTGGCATCACCATTTGCTTGATGTAATGTACCGGCTCTAACCGTTATTGTTGCGACAGAAGGCGCTGGCAAAACAATCTGATACTGCCCACCAACATTGAAAGATGCGGCATTACAATTAGCAAAATCTACATTAATTCTAAAGTGTGTAATAAGACCTTGCTTTACATAAGACCCTGTAGTAACTACACCAGGAACGTTGGCACCATTTGCTGTAAATTGAGGATCAAAAGTTTGATTGATAGAAAGTATACTAAAAGGAATACCACCAGGAGTCTCTCCATCCGAAAGTCGGAGAGGTGTCTGACCATCTGTATCATAGAATATTTCACCGGGTCTTCCGATGTATTCGGTGGCCTGTGTTCCGCCCATATGGTCGGCAAACATTTTGAAAGTGACATTTGACATTGTAGAAACTCCTGGTTGTAATTTACTTCTATTTATATAACATGTAAACTATCATAGTCCCATTTCAGTTTTCTGAATGATGTATTCTTTGACGACACCGGAGCGAACGATGTCCTCAATACCAAATTCGACATGCTCAAATGATGACATACGGCGAGTAATAGCCATCAGTTCTTTGATGCCAGTTCTATCATGTGGTTTATGTAGATCGGTCTGGCGATAGTCACCACAAAAGATAATCTTAGAGTTATTACCAATACGTGTCATAACTGTATCGACCTCTTGGAAGGTCATGTTGTTACACTCGTCAACAATGATAATGGAATCATTGAATGTAGTGCCACGAAGAAATGATGTAGTGGTAAACTCTACCATTCTCTTTAGTTTCAATATACGCCATCCATCTCCACGACCAAATAAATCGTCACAAATTTCTTGGTAGGGTTGTTCGTAAACTTCCGCTTTTTGTTTATCGGTTCCTGGTAGAAAGCCCATGTCTCTGGTTGGAACTACGGAGCGGATGATAACGACCCTCTTATATATGTCGTCTGATAACACCTCCTTTAGTGCTAGATATGATGATAGAAAGGTTTTACCGGTACCGGCATAGCCATGCAGCATAAGATTGGAGCCATTCGAATATGCGTCCCACACTCTCTGTTGGTTTACTGTTAGTGGTTTAATGTGACGCAATTGAAAGTGGTTATGCTCCTCAAAGTTTTGCTGATTTTGCTGCTTGCTATTTCTTCTATTCTTACGTGACATATATTTTACCTTGTTGTTATTGTTAGTCACATTATCATAAACAAAAGAGGTCGATGCCTTGTTACGGGCACGACCTCTAAACTTTTTTGAAGGTATTTCTTCTGACAGGTTAAATCTCCTTGGGAATATCCCAACGCTTACTCGCTACGGCATCAGCTTGAGGCACCGAGTTTTTGATTCTGCCTAAAACGTATTTTTGGAAGTCGGAGGGAGGTTTAGTGACACCGATAGTTACAGGATCGGCAAAGTTCACAGCAAGAATGACCTGTTCCCAATCTGGCTTATCGTCTAGATATGTGTCATGTTCTGCCATCGTCATCTGGACGGTGACTTCTTCGTTGGTATTCTTATTGCGAAATGTGTAATATGGCATAGTCCCTCACAGTATTCTGTATTTAGTATTATTCAGTCGCCACAAATGTGAAACGATAAGGAATCGAACTCAAAGTTAGTGGCGCTGGCTTATGTAAAATGTGGTTTTCAAATATGATGACTCTTCCTGGTCTAAACTCCGTAGCAATCTCTACCTCACCATACTTGTTACAAAACATAGTTTCGCCACCCCAATCCTTGTTCCAGGTTGTGTTGATGTAGTATAGTAAGGACTTCTTGCCTTTATGAGAGTTGTCGGGATGATAACTATATTCGGAAAGATGTGTTGATAAGACCATCCAGAAGTTTTTTGGATTTAGATTGATTTCATACTCGCTGGAGAAAACTTTCCAGTTCATAGACTCAAAAAAGCCAAAGTTATAGACATCCTCTTCGGTGAATGAAGACCGAAGAAAGAAGTCCTTTCGGGATTCATAAATGCCTAGAGATGTGCCTTTGGTATGAAAGAGAGAGTGACCAGCATAGTGGTGCATTCTATAATGTTCATCAACATCAAAGATACCATCGTAAATGTCAATGATATCTTCTGTTGTTGTCATCAATCTTTTGTGAACTACACGGCTCATGCTATAGTGTTACCTCATTTATCCACGCTGGCGCTTCACGATTCTTCCACTTGTGAAGATGTGCCTTACCATGCTTGTAATAGTTCCGATAGTTGACCACTGGGTCTTCGGATATGATGTATTTAGTATCCATACAACTTGGCGGAGTAGTCGGGCCAATACGCTTGATGTTTTTTGGATGATCGGATAGTTTACCCAAAAGATTGGTTCGCTGAATCTTATGAATCTTGTTATAACGATGGGTATATTCTATACAATACTCGGCCATAAGATCCCACAACCACTCATAGTTGCTAGAAGACTCACGGGCCCACACAGCACAAGGATGATTGATATGGGTGGCAGAATAAAATTCTGTATCACGCCAGTCATCGAGTCGCCAACGCTTTACATTGCGACCAGTCTTTGTCTTATCGGTATACTCTACACCATCAAGTACCCGATGTGCGGTAGATAGAAGTTGGGCACTTTCAAGGATCATCTTGACGCAATGAGAGTCAACAGCCCACTCGGCACATAATTTGGGGTCAGAGTGTAGATAAAATATATTCATTTGCTTCGTCCTCAGTATAAAATGCTTTTAGCAACACCCAACCACCAGCAGAACCGAAGTCTCTCTTATAGACACCCCAGGCGTGGTTGTTTATCTTTTCGACTTTGTATAGTGGATCATGCGTCATCAAACATATCCCAAAAACCTGTTTCCCACCAACCTTCTTCCCACATATCAGCAAGAACCTCCGAAACACCATAATAAGGACAGTCAATACACAACACATCATCAACGTATGCCTTTACGCCTTCGTTATAGGCGATTTGTTTCATTTCATCGGTCATAATTGACATCCTTTTAGGTCTGCGAGCAATCCTCTTAGCACGATACGAGTAAAAGCATCTTCGTTTTCATCCAATAGATTTTGAAGGTTCATGGCATAATATGCAGCATTATCACCACGAATAAACAAACCAGGCCAATCGTCGCCAAACTGTGTTGGTCCTGTTTCGACTCTCTTATCAAGTTTTACATCAATTTTTCGTATTATCATTAGGTAACTCCGGTATTTCCATCCAATGTGTAGGCGCATCACCCTCTACTTGTGCGTATTGTGATCGTTCATTCGTGCCAGAATAATACCATTCTTTCTGTTGAGAATACCAACGACCAAATCGTATCCATTTCTTTTCTTTATGACAGAGAAGATAATGATTGAACGGATGATCGTATGGATATGTTTCAATCGGTTGCCATGTCATAGATCACGCTTACCTTTCCAGAAAGCAACGATAACAGGAAAACGAAGTTTGCCGTCTTCCGTTTTGTTCTGATACCTCACGGTAACGTCCGTGCCGATATAATCATTAGCATTATACAGCAAGTCCTTGAGCATGTCAAATGAGCCACGCACTCCCGAAAACTGTGTCGTTCCATCTTTCAAACGGATTTCCACACGCTTGGCAGCACCTGCCCAGTTACCTTTTCCTTCTTCGATAGAGACAATCTGGAACTCGTCGTCCTCAAACTCTTTATGCTTGATAAGGTTCTTAGAACGCTTGCCTTCATAAAGAGAGTCAGGAACACGGAGCATTTGGCCTTCGTAACCACTTTCGAGATAATGACCAAGCATTGTTTCAATTTCATTTTCGTTTTTAATCTCGAATGTCCTGACCAAATTTATACAACTCTGAAAATATATTTTAAGGTTCGGAAAGAGAAAGTCGTAACGTTCTTCGAATGTGCCATCCATTATACAGTCATATACCCAATACTGTATCATCTGCTTAGACTCTTCCAAATCAGCAGCAGTTGGCTTTGTCTTACGAGCCAGTGAAATGATCTTTTCAAAATCATTCTTGAGGTCATGATTATACAACTCACCATCAAGAACCACATCAGGATATTTCTGAAAGAATGGTTCTAATGCCTCACGAATATGCGGAGCAGAGATGATAGACTTGCCATTGCGAGACTGCATACCATCTTTTGAAACGAGACAGCGAACACCATCAAGTTTCGGCTGTGAACAATACGGAAACTTGTTATGCTTCTTGGCATCATACTTGTCGGCCAGCATACACTCATAGAACAAATCATCCTTCGACTTAGCAGCAGTAACGCTAGTATAATACTTGCCTTGAAACTGCTTCTTTACATAATGAGCATTTACTTCATTAGCAACCTGCATAGCAACGTCGGTCGCATTGGCACGACCAACATTCTTTTCAGTAGGATACTGCCAACCCGAAACTACAATCTTGCCACCATCGATACCAGAATGTGTCCGATACTTCTCGCTGTCATGTTCGATCCACCAAACACGGGTCTTACCTTTAGTGTCAATCTTGTATAGTTTCGGAAGGCTAATCATTACCAAAATCTCCTCACAAACAACGGCCCAAATCTGTAACTTCTATATGGGTTCCCACTGTTGAACCTTTCCACGATATGAAACGCCCAGTGTTTAGGATTCCATATCCAGTGGATTTCAATCTTGTATAGTTTTAGAAGAGGATCGACCATTTGCCCCATTTCTCCTTACCAACAGGCTTACCAAAGTCTACTTCTTTGTGAAGTCTACTTTTTTGTGCCGAGTCAAAGATAAACTCTAACTTCTTTTCTCTCGGCCATTCTCTTAGATATTCATTTTCACGGTCGAACAGTTCGATATATTCATCTTCGGTAACAACATGGTGCGAAAAGACTTCTTCTGAAATATGATTTTGCGTGACCTCTGTTAGAGAACTATCAGGTAGATCGACATTCCATACAACATCATCAATGGCATTTTGATTTGGTTCATCATCAGGCAGTCGCACAGCATATACATGCCGAAATGTTGAAACGGTTTCTACTAGGACAATCTTGCTCATTTACTTTCTCCGAATTGGTTGATGGTCGTGGGCCCGCTGCAACAAAGAGTGATAAGAACCATAAACAAAACAAGGACCCCATCCAAGGTTCTTTCGTCTTTTTATTACCATACTACGCCAATATCTTCTCGGCGGCACTCGACCAGCCGTTCTAGCCATCTTTTTCATTATTTAACTCCACATACCAGTGACGGCAATAGAAATGGTCACCGCAGGCATCTATCTCATGCTGCGGATAACCATTCTCTAATAGCCATTTGATCGTGTCTGTAACATCCTCTGGAAGAACTTTTGGAAAACCGTAAAGCCAACCAGAAGGTGGATCAATCATCTTAACCTTTGACATTTCATTCACCCTGATTAAAGTTGAGGTTGACATTGTTATTGCGGAGATTGTTATTGACCACATTATACTTGAAGCAAGCCTGGCTATTAGAGCTTCCGCTATTGATACAGTCTTGCATTAGAATGCCGTTATAAATAGCGGCAATAAGCGTAACGCCCATCAAAATCTTTACAAGAATGGAGAGTGTATCATGGCGCATTTTTCAGACCTTTCTTGACTTCGTTTATATGAGAACACCACTTGCGATATCCGAAAGCCGTGCAATTACAAGAGAAACGTCCGAACGGACCGCTTGTAACCACATACTTTCTCTTTTCGCCATCGACCAGATATACACCGTCAGGACGATTTGATTTGTCAATCTTGATATCCGTTATATTGTTCTTATTGACGATGCGGACTGGGGCATCAATATCACCAGTCGTCAACATAAACTCGTCTTTGGATAGCCATGACGGACGTGGCAGATAACGACCAACATATGTGTTAGAGTCTGGCTCATAACAAGCATGGGAACATTTATGCTTGTGAACATTTCTAACAGTAATCTTGATACGTTTACCTACCAAGTCCATCACGGCACTCCGAGTTAAGCAGCCTTAGGCTTATTATACCACATATCTTTGTAATCTTCAAGGTTCATTGTGCCCATTCGAGTGTTATGTTCCGCACGAACCATCCGAATGTTGCTACGATCATTGGAACCACCTTCATCAAGTGGAACAATGTGTGCAGCATGAGCATCTTTGAACTTGAGCGGCTTACCATCAATATAGCATTTGTTATCCTGACTCTGTAGAATTTGCTCACGCAATTCCTTGGTAAGGGTTTTGCGTGATTGTTTCACAACAAGAATACCATCTTCAATAAGGGTATCACAGTCCATAAAGCGATTTTCGATCCACTTGATATTATCAAGCCAACGATTTACGCTACCCTTACCGTGATTGTCTTTGAACATGGCAAAGCGATTGCGCTTTTCTTTGCTGTTATCATAACCATTGAGTAGCTGCAACGCATAGGCATCAAAAGTGTCTTTATGAAAGCGGATCCAGGCAAGACGGAACTGATCATAGTATCTATCCATGTCAGTAATCTTGAACGAGTCATAACGAGACTGATAAGTGAACCATAACCGAATAAGCATGATGCATTCATCTTCGGTCATTTTCGCCTTAATGTCTGCTAACTTGTTTTCTGCCATTGCAAAAAGAAAATCAAGAACCTCTGTGACTTTCTTTCGCATAATGTCAGCCTGAGCCTGTGTTATGTTAGTATCATAATACATCTTTTCAATGTCAGGATCATCCACATTGCATGGCTTGGAACCATTATACACGATAGTAGCGATGCGAGCAACCAGACGATCATAAGTCAGACGATTAGGAGTGAACGTCAACCATTCACCAATCGTATCACCCTGGGTACCTTGCTTAACATCGAAAAGATCGTGACAGAAAGTCTTGGTCTTACGATCGGTACGAGCCAACTGACGAATAAGATTGGCAACAGGAACATCGCCAACGCCATTTACCTGCTCTTGATGATTAAGAGCCGTAAAGTTATTCGAGGTAGCCCACAGCATCGCTTTCTGTGTCGGCGACAGATTACGATAGATCACGATACGAACCTTGAAATTAAGGAACATATCACGTTCTTGGTCGGTCAAATCCGAATATTGCTTGTAACCGATCATCTTAGTTTCATAAGGATTGGTACAAAACTCTCCACGAAAGAATGCTCGGATCGCACGTTTGCGATGACCACCATCGATGGACTCATACTTTTCACGATACTTTAAACGCTCTTCTGGAGTGCGCTCATTGATCTTGATTTCACCAATGTCTGTGCCTTTAAAGATAGAAGACACGATACCCTGCCGTTTCGTGGCAGTCTTCTTCTTATCAGACTCAAACTTATCGTTGGTCGTATCAATTCGCTGATGGACAGGAAGGACATCAATGTCCGCCATTAGATCGATAAGTTCTCGAATGGTGATGATTTTCATCTCCCATTCCATAAGATTTCTATCATAAAGCGAACTCATGCGGGAGATTTGCGAAGACGTAGACATTATATATTATCCTTTCACATTCAATTTATATCAGAGAAGGTTCTTGAGGTCAAGACCTTCGACCGAGTCCCAGTCACCATCGACATTGAAGGACGTACCGACTTCACCAGTCGTGCCGAAAGTCTCGGTCACATCATCGAACTCACGGACACGCTTTGCCAGCTTCTTATGAGCGGCACCAACTTCCTTGAGTTTAGCAAGATTAGCTGCCTTGATTTCGGCAACAGACTTGGTGGGCTTAGTCTTAGCAACGACAGGAGCAACAACCTTTTTGGTTGCAGTCTTAGTCTTAGCAGCGGGTGCTGCCTTAGTCTTAGCCGTCTTAGCTTTGGTGCCACTGCCCTTGCTCTGGGCCGCAGCCACCAGCGCCGCAGCATTTGCGGGCTCTTTGATAAGGGTGTAGGATACGACATTGCGGCCGCTCTTAGCAACCGAGAAATCATAACCAAGGATCTTGAGATAAAGGACATGCTTGGCAGCATAGTTGCCCTTGCCGACATGGTCGTTAATCTGCGACGGAGACACAGGCACGCCGGGCTTGGCAATCTCAAGGACCTTGAGAAGGGTAGGAGAGAGACTGGAAAGAGTATTGTTAGCCATTTAGAACCTCACTTTTCGACTTTATGGACATATTATAGCACATGGAATGGAAGATGCAAGCGAAATCGTATGTCAACGACTGCGACAGGTTGTCGCACCCATAGTCTATAGAATGGGTAGAGTGTATACAATCAGCATCCAGGGTCATAATCGTGCCACTCTAGAATTTCGTCGGGCTGACCATCGTCCTCGTCCGTTTCCTCGTCATCAAAACCAAAGGAATTGTAAAAATCCTTTACATCGGACTCGGACATATAGTTAAGAAGGTCCCGGATCAATTCATCTCGATCCCAAAGACATTCATCAACCATTTCGATTATCTTATTCGTGTATTTACGGACCATTTTCATCACCTCAGTTGTAAGAAGTAAAGTCGCCAGGAGCATCCTCACCGAAAAACTTTTCAAGGACACTCTCAACAAACCACATACCAACTTCGACCGGCATACGCTCATTTACATATTCAAGGACGTCTCGGTCAGACATTACACCGGGTTCCGACATAGCATCAATCACTAGATTTTCTGCCATAAGAACCAAATCAGACATACGTGACATATTAGTCCTCCGAATTAGAGAAGATGGTGAGAATAGCAAGAAAGCAGATAGGACCGCCTAGCATTGATATAAAAATCTGAAAGGGAAGGATATCCCAATCGGTTTCATCTTTTAGATAGATGTCGGGATATGTGCGTTTCATTAGATACATAAAAACGCCCTGACCGATTAGACCGACGATAACCCAAGCTAGAATGAAAAGCATTTATATCTCCTTGTTCCAACCAACTTGAAGATAACCATATAGAGCCATATCACGATTGAAAATTTTATACCTCATTTTGGCGGTACGTTCGGACAAACCATAAAACGTATGCCGCTTACCATGCTTATCGACAAAAAAGAAAGAATACACTTTGTTGCTCCATATACGATTGATTGTTTCCGCATCGATAAACTTAACTTTCATTTTATTTCTCCTTACGCATTCCAGCCGAGCATATCTTCCAGAGCCTTCTGGTCGATGGTGTTAGCATTAGCAGAACCGATCCACTTATTGATATGCTTGGACGTGGTGCGAGAAAACTTGGTAGCGGTACGGAAATAACCCATGCCGCAGATATAGACTGCCACAGGCGTCTTGTAAGAAATAAGAAAGCGGTTATAACCGTGCTGGATTTCAAGCTGGTTGGAACCGATGGACTGGGCACGAATAGCGATGGATGACATGTTAGATCCTTTCTCGATTATGGGAATATATTAACACATAGGAAGGAAAGAGTCAATGGGAATCGTTTGTAAACAACTGCGACAGGATGTCGCACCTTAGGCATAGCCGTTTACATTCCTCCAGAGCGGGCTGGAGAAACCGAGCATTGGACAGCTATATACGCACCAAAACGACCAGGACCGCTCTCCAGCCGTCGCTGGCCTCAGGCGATCCTGGTCTATAAGCACCCATTGGAATATAGAATGCGCTCCGAATGTCTACAGATCAAAGTCTATAGTTTTGGTAGCCTTTTGCGATTGTATACAGTTTTCTTGTCTACAATCACCTTTTGTCTACATTGAGGTTGTCGGAGTGCTTTCGCTACTGGATTCGGTTTTCGTTTCATTTTACCCCTTCACATTCTATGTTTACTAAATAGTAATGTCCGTCACGGTGTTGACGCACCCACGGACTCTAATACTGTATAGGAGTATCAGCAATGTTATTTATATCCAACAAGTATACCACTTGGTATTTCTCCCTTATAGAGAATCGCAAATCAACTATTCCAGAAGGATATGTTGAGAAGCATCATATTATCCCCAAATCTATCGGAGGAACCGATGACTCCGATAATCTTGTCGCATTGACCGCAAGAGAACATTTTTTAGCACATTGGTTACTAACCAAAATGACTAAAGATAATGAACAAGTAAAAATGAAACATGCTTTGGGTGGAATGACTGGTAATAATCACAATGGAAGGACTCTATCATCTTATCAATATGCGATTTGTAGGCAATCATTTAGTGAAGCACGAAAAGGCGTTATTTCACCCCATATGCTAAGATCGGGTGAAGATCATCATATGTTCGGAAAGAAAAGACCAAGACAATCACTCCTTATGAGCGGTGAAAATAATCCAAACTATGGCAAGTTTGGTGAAAATCACCACTGTTATGGTAAGAAACATAAAGACGATAGGACAGAGAGAATGACTAAAACTTTACAGTCATTAGGCAAACTACCCTGTCCTAACTGTGGCGAAATGATTTCACCGTTGAACAGTCAACACAAAAGACGTTGTATCAACCTTTGATGTTGACCACCTGACGGAGACGGTGGACAATCTCAACAAGGTCATCCTGGGCAGCCATGACCGCACCGATATCCTTGTAAGCAGCCGGCGACTCGTCGATAACATCGGCATCCTTACGGCACTCGATACCCTCGGTCGCCTTGATATGATCCTCTAGCGTGATAGCCTTACGTGCCGCATTGCGAGACATACGACGACCAGCGCCGTGAGAACATGAACAAAACGACTCATGATTACCAAGACCACGAACGATAAACGAACCCGTTCCCATCGAACCCGGTATGATACCGAGGTCGTTCTTACGAGCCCGAACAGCACCCTTGCGGGTCACATACACATTTTCTCCAAAGTGGTTCTCCTTGGAGATATAGTTGTGATGGCAGTTCACAGCCTTTTCGTCAGATACAACGAATGCCGGCAAACGCCCACGAAGAACCTTTAGCACAGCGTCCATCATAACCTGACGGTTGAGGGCAGCAAACTCCTGTGCCCACGATACAGCCTCCACATAATCATCGAATAGCGTCGTGTTTTCTACCAGATAGGACAAGTCCTGATCCGGCAGATACGGCAAGATATGATAGCGTTCCATCTCACGCTTTGCAGCTTCGATGAAATACTGACCTATCTTGTTACCAACACCACGAGAACCAGAGTGTAGCATTACCCACACATAGTCGGCCTCGTCCAGACACAATTCGATAAAGTGATTACCCGTGCCAAGCGTTCCCATAAACTCGAAGGTCTTATGAGAAGCAATCTTCGGATGCTTTGCTAAGATAGCGTCATAACGAGACTTCAACACCGCCCAAGCATCTATGGCAGAACGGGACGCAAAGTTCGAGTTCCACGTTCCTTCGTCGTTCTTACCACCGTTGTCCGTGCGACCATGCGGCACTGCGGCCTCGATAGCAGAACGAAGCGGAGCAAGATTATCCGGTAAATCGTTCGCCGTCAGTGACAAGCGAACAGCCATCATACCGCAACCGATATCAACACCAACCGCAGCCGGAACCACAGCACCCTTCGTTGCTATAACAGAACCAACCGTAGCACCCTTGCCAAGATGAACGTCCGGCATAACCGCTACATGCTTATACACGAACGGCAAGGACGCTATATTTTCCAACTGCGTGCGAGCGTCGGCTTCGACCTCAACACCTTCGCACCACATCTTGAGCGGCGCACCACGACCTTGGACGAACTGATAAGCCATTTTATTTCTCCTAACGAGCCTCTACATAAAAATCGGGCTTGATATACTTATTGAGATAATACTTTTTATATCGTTCAACAGCAACCCGTGAAATGCCACGGAATGTTATGGTCGTGCTATCAACAAAATAGACCGACAGATTGTAGGTTTTCACATTAGCCATTTTATTTCTCCACACAGACATACTGGATCATAGCCTGATGATACTTATCAGGATATATACGAATAAGGGCTTCACCCGCCGCTTTACATTTGTCTAGCGAACTAAACTCCGCAGTAATTCCTGCCTTATAATATAAAAGAGCGATTAGAACGTAGGTCATTATTCTTTCACTCCTTCAGGAAGCATCCAAATGTTTACACCGTGAACCATAAAGTCCTTGGCATCTTTAAGTCCATACCCAGTAGCATGACGCACAGCCTTAATGGCATTGATGAACATGCGATATTCTTTTGAAGCATGAGTACGAATCTTTAGATCATACTTAATACCACGCAGAAGTCCCATAAGGACAGCGTTCTGTAAGTCCTCGCCCATTCCTTCTTTCAGTGAACGCCACATCTTCATGCCCTGCTCGTCTCCGTAATACTTTGTGATATCACGGAGAAGGTTGCGAGCACTAACAATAAGACTTGTAGGAAGCTCAGCCATAATATTGAACCTTTTCTTCTAGCCACTTTTTATAATCGTCGTGACTGAGATAATATTCAAGCACTACTTCAATAGCATCTCTCAAGTCATCCTCCTCTGGCATGGGATTTACAGCCATTGAACGATAATCATGTTTTAGATTTTCTACAACCAAATAGTCCACTTGGTCTTGATCTAAATCAACTGTCATTATCCTCTTCATGTTCCTCATCCTCATATAGTTCGTTTATAGTCTTCTCGTATTCAGTAGGTAGGCGTTCGCATGTTACGCTCTCACTGTAGTAGCCGTTTGAAGTTCCCAACCAACGAACAGTTACAGATCCCTTAATGGTACGAAAGTTATAGAAAGTCCAAGTGGCACTTTCATAATCCGCACCACCGTCCTGCGAGTCCTCACGAGCCTCAAGAATTGGCACTCCTACAAGGTCGTTAAGATCACCTACAATGTCCTCAATGCGAACACTCTCGCAACAATCCTGCTCGTGATAGAACTTAAAGGAAGGAGTATCGCCTGCTCCAACGAACAAGAGAACATCGTTGTCCTTTTCACCCTCGACATGGTGAAAGGTTAATCCTTCCATTTGGCTTAGATTATCAGCAAAATACTTCATTCTACAACCTCAACTCTATCTTCTGCCTTCATATACCAATCGGGAGCAGTATCGCTAACATTAGTCATTATCTATCTCCTTCTCATGCCAATCGACGAGGATGCTTTCCTTGCAATGCATGTCTCTTTGCCATTGTATGGCATGGTTAAAATCCCAAAGCACACCATTGGTCGCCTCAAGAGAACTATCCGCGGTAACTACATAAACGTATCTGCGTTCTTCCACTAGTGTCACTTCATACGTCGTCATTCAGGCACCATCCAAATGTTTACACCGTGAACCATAAAGGTCTTAGTGTAGATTACGACACCGACATTACCATAAAGTTCGGCAACAGTCGGCAGAAGTTCGGTGACAGGAACATAAACAGTTTTGTCCAGATTTGCTTCTGCCATTTCTCACCTATTGATTTGCCGAGTCGTCAAAAGCATTGACGTTCGGAACTGTATATTCATTGCCAGTCGCAAAGATGACCGTGTCGCCTTCAACAACTTCCGCAACCGCACGAAGGTCCCAAAAGCGATGCCAGAAGTCCGGCTTGCCAAAGACCTTGAGGGCGTTATATACACGCTCGTCCTTGAAACCGACAAAGTGGACAGCCATCGTTTCCTCATTTCTCATTCTATGGACATATTATAGCACAAGGAATGGAAGATGCAAGCGAAATCGTATGTAAACGGGTGCGACATTCTGTCGCACCCTTAGTCTATTGATTTTGTAGCAAGATTGTATTAGGCACATACCAAATGCTGGATGCGGTATATGGGCAGGTACTATAATCATAACTCACCCGAATTCCAGCACCATAGAGACTGACATAAAACCGAGCCATTAGTTTACTCCATCAAGAGCCATGATAAGAACGATACCGAAGATTAGACCGACAGTAACAACACCAAGGGCCATAATCTGAACCATTTTACTTTCGTCTAACATTTTAGTCCTCCAGAGTGCCAGGAACAACCCATATTGAACATGAAGTAAACATATTACCACCAAAGCTAGCATATGCTACACAATGACCATATGAAGGAATATACCTATGAATAACCATATCATGCCTCCAAAGTTCCGGGAACAACCCAATAAGATTGATGATCACTATTAGCAGCATATGCCACAACATGACCAAACACACCGAGATTGGCGTATATCATCAGATGATTAACATATACTATCATATCAATCCTCCAGAGTGCCGGGAACAATCCAATAAGAGATATCAGCATCGGGATAGATTTCATCCTGAAGCCAGGTGATAGCAGAATAACCACGGTGACCATCGTGATAGATAGAATAGAAAACTGTCATTTCAGACCTCCGTCAGAATAGCGACAAGCGCAAGAGATATAGGCGCACCGAATAGAACGAAAAAGAGAATAACGTCGGACACTATCGGTTCTCCGCATTAGAGATAAGATCGGGATATAACCACACACAAACACCGTGCCAAATCAACTGGTGCTCGGCCCAGTTATTGATCTGGGCAATGATGTGAACTGGGATATTATTCATTATGCAGCCTCCTGACCGAGTTTATCCGTATCATACACAATCGACTCGCCGAGAAAGTCTTCGTTGGCACGGGCACCAACTACACGGCGAGAGATAATATAACGACCATACGCTTCACCCTCAAAATCGACCAGAGCCGATTGGGCATCTGCCAGCGAATAATAAACGCCGAGCATATAATCACCCTCATAATCGATGCAACCGAAGAGAACGAAAACTTCCATCACTTATCTCCTACTTTGATATTTTTACCAACCGTGAAACCACGCTTCGGACGTTTAGACGATTTCACCTTGGTGATTTTACCACCGTTTTCAGCCCAACGAAGAAGGGCGAGACGCAAAACCACATCTTTGCCGTCTTGGTTTTTGATATGAAAGCGAGTATTTGACATGTTGGAACCTTTCTCGATTATGGGAATATATTAGCACATCGGAACGGAAGGGTCAACCAAAATCGTTTGTCAACGACTGCGACAGGTTGTCGCACATTGATCGCAGTCGTTGACATTCTTCTATCAAATATCAACATAGCGAATGGTAACATTGTCGATATTATATTCAACAATTTCGACGCTATATTGATCTAGATCAATCTTTTCTAAGACTTCTAGTAATACTTCTACGGATTCACGAAACTCTTTTGCTTCGGTCAGATTGTTGAATAACGGATCAAACTCTTGACGGATATTGTCGTTTATGTGATCATAAACAAGAATGGAATAATAGTTGGACATGATTTTTCCTTTCATCATAGGAACATAATACCACGGTAAAAGGAAGGAGTCAATAGAAATCTAATTGTAAACAGTGCGACAGGATGTCGCACCTCAGCTATTGCCAAGCTCAAGGCTCCGGCGCATCTTCCAGACCAGCTTTCTTTCTAGCTGATAAACCCGTGCCTGCGACAGGCCAAGCTCCTCGGCGATGGCATCGATGGTCTGGTTCTGATAGAAACGACGGACGGCGATGAATTGTAAACGTGGGCTAAGGCATTCGATAGCCCGTTTACAGACAACCTTACGGTCAAGGTCATGCATATTGATAAGTTGGAGAAAAGTTTCGTTTACCATTATCGGACGTCCGTATTGAGGGCAGGAGAGAGTTCACGGATAAGCTCACGCTCACGGATATGGGCAGCGGACTTGCCACGCACCACTTCGTAATAGCAGACTTCAAATGCGTCTGGACCATACTTGCGGATCGCTTTACATAGGGCCCAGTCACGTCCCTCGGTCAGGGCACGGTTTACATGCTTCTGCCAGCGACGGATAACAGACTTGGACACAGCCGACTTGTCTACATACGTCACGCCGATATATTCCAGTCCGTTTACAGACAAGGAATAGATGACATGCTTACGGTCGGTGCGGGCTTTGCGCTTCTTGATCATGGTCACATTATAGCACAATGGAACCGAGATGCAAGCGAAATCGTTTGTAAACGAGTGCGACAGGTTGTCGCACCTCTAAGTGACTGATTTCATTAATGATTTTATAAGTGATTGATTATAAAGCGATTTTATCTTAGTCAATTCTTCGATAGTATCAGATACTCCGCATTAGGTTCATTGACCTCGTTTTTACAATTACCTGACTTGATTGCAAATGTCTGACTATTTGGTTTATGATCAAACTTAAATATATTTATCAGTTTTTGATGATCGCCAATAATTTCTATTAGGTTATCTATCTTTACTTTGGAACGATTACTATATGATATAAGTGTGTATTCTGTATCAAACTTTGTCAATAAAGATTTGAAAGAATCCTCGACGACAGAATTGTTTGTGCTTTCAAATTCCGAGATAGCACCTTTGATCTTATCACTCGATACATCATATCTTCTTTTAGACGATCCGACTAAAACAGGACAGTCGTTCTTACATACTGTTGTCCATAGATGATAATAAGAAAAGTATCTTACTCGGGTCGTCTTTGTTTTTTCATTTGATGTTCCATATGGAGGATCGAAGTAGCAAAGATCAAAACTATCCTTAACATCGAAGACATTTTTAGTATAAACTCTATGATCTAGATTATCTATTACATAGTTAGGAACTTTAAGATGTAAAGGTTTATACGTTTTTGAAGACCAATTCTTTAGATATGAGACCTGATGACCCATATCATTTGATACATTATCTAGAGCCAACAACAGACTTGTTAATAACACGGATTTATCTATACAATCCATTGGATAAAGAATGTCTATCTCATTTCTAATTGCATCCAATTTTTCCGTAACATGCATTTGGAACGGTCTTTTAAAGCCATCTTCTTGAATCGAAGATCCATCTCTATCATAACCTCCGTAATTGATAGAGAACCATCCAACTGTTGGCGTTAAACTATTTAAATGATCTACAATAGACTTATAATAACTATGAGGCTGTCTTGCTAACAAATAACATTCGGCAATATGTTTGGAATAGATTGCCATATCATTGCTAGTCGTAACGAATCCTTTGTGTTTGAAAAACTGTGAGACTCTGGTGCTACCAGAAAATCCATCGAGGACATTTTTTAAAGAAATGTCCTCAAGAATTAGATCAATCTTTGGTAGTATCTTATTCTTACTGCCAGAGTATCTTATAGATTCATATCTCATTAACTATTTTTCCCACTCTTGAAACCCATGATAGAGGATAATTGATTGTATGTTCTTTATTCTTCGAATTGGCACCACGGCGAGTTAGATTGTCTTCTGTGTAATCTAGAAATGCCGTGGTACTTACCTTATAAATGTATTTGAGTGTTAGTCCTTCAAACACACCACAATAAAATGCTTTATTTCTGGTGATGCGTTCAAGACTATCAGGCTTTCTTTCAGGATCGGAGAACATGCAATCGATAGCAAAAGTTCCCGACTTTTTTCCATTGTTAGCAACTTTTTCCTGACAAGAAAGATACTCATAATAATTGATACCATCAGTAGCATCGGGGAGATGCTTGTTCTTAATGATCTTATGACCAAGACTATCTGCCATGATAACTTCTTTGATAAGACCTGGTTGTGTAATGTTATCAATTCCAGATTTTCTGAAAAGTTCTTGTGCTTTGTTTAGATGTTTAATTGCTTCACGAATGTCATCTGTAACATCGATCAGAATAGCGGATTCACTTATATTTCTCATAACGACACCTTATAAAGTTATTCAATGCTCGTAAAATTCGTCCACTTCGTCGTAATCATCGACATGTTCCATCCACGCCTTGGTCAGATTCCGAATAGGACGCTTCTTGGTCATGTCAGTCTGCGGACGCTCAATTCGCTTTCCGCCATACTTCTTGTCCTCTTCATATAGATCGACATAGAGAGGATCGATTTTGCGAGTTGGAGTCTTATTTTTCATAGAATGATATCCATGTTATGTTGGTAGCAGACCTTCGAATGCTTCACTAACGATTGCTGGCGTTAGATATGGCACCTTTAGATCCTTTCTAATCATGTTAGCATACACCTCGGCCTCTTTTGGCTCCAGTGATTCAAGAATCTGAATCAATAGTTCCTCTTTGCGCTTTTCTGTCAAAGTAGGAGGACACTGAGGATGATCCTTCACAAAAAGATATACACGGCGCAAGGCGTCAGTGATATGATTATAAGACATACCTGGCGGCACATCTTCGCTCTTGTATTCTGGGATTTTCTTGATACAAAATTCCACGTTAGGTGAGAATGCTCCCTGTAGAACACTCATTAGAGCAAAGTTTTTGTTTTTGCGAAGAACCTCAATTCTCTCCGCCTTTGTTTTAGCGTTTTTGAAATCATCAAAAACTTCATACACATTCTTAATAGCCATTAGAAGTCTCCTATTGACTCAATCATTGCCTTGAGTCCTTTGTCAATAAAATAGTTTAGCATCTTCTCTTTTGTAGCAGGCTTTGATTCCTCAAAAGCCACTACAATCTTCTTCTGAATTTCATCAGGTATATAGTCAAAATCAACCAGCATTTGATTACGCTTAAACCCACGAAGCATATCAGCGTTACAAAAATCCGTGGCATCTTTCTGAACCCATTCAGAGAGTTTCTTACTGTTTATCGGCTTCTGACGTTCACCAGCGGCAAAGCAGTTGTCAGGCGATAGAAAGTTTGGAATACCATCACCACGATCACCCTTTAGAATATGCTCACGAATGAACGTCTTAGGATCATCAATCTTGATGAACCGCTTTAGAATAGGAGAATACTGTGAAACGTTTGGATACTTCTGTAGTTGTGCGAAGTCTTTGTCCGATGACAAAATGAGAACACTGCCATGCGGAGCCAACCGAGCGGTTAGAACGGCAATAACATCGTCGGCTTCGGCACCTTCGACATTTAGAGTCTTATAGGGAAAGTTGTCACGCAGTTCATCTCGGAGACGATTTAGAACATCAAAGATCATGTTCCAATCCAGACCAGATGCCTCTCGGTCGTGCTTACGATGCGCCTTGTAGAAAGGAAACACATCACGGCGCCAGTAATGCTTGGAGTCGCAGCAAAGAATAACGTTATTGTATTTCGACCGAAACTGTTTTACATTGGATCGGATTGTATTGATACACATATGGCGAATAAGGTCTTCGCTCATTTCATGTTGTTTGGCCACAAACTTTAGATGCTGCATCAAGTTTGAGATAAGAACCTGGTTAAGGTCGATTAGCATGTAAGACATAATATTTCCTTATTGAGTGAATAGATACTATATCACTCTTCCTCGTCAGTGTCAAGATTATCTTTTGCTTGTGTCAATTCCAACATAATCTTTTCGATCTTTTCCTTAATCTCTTCCTTGGTCATTCCTTCACCACCTTCGATTAGCTTGACATTGTTATCCACAAAGTCATGGAGATGATGATCGATTCCAAATGACCGATATACACAAGCCTTGAGTGCGTCCGCTACCAGAACAAAGTCTTTGGAGAACTGTTTGTTTTCCACTTCGACCATACAGTTGTCAAGTTCCGTGATTAGCATTCCCGTTAGGTCATCAACAATAGCATCGGCCAACTTTTGGTCAGCCTTTGCTTGTCGTGCTATAAGATGCTCTTGTGGAACTTCTCGAACCACCTTATGTTTTGGAAACTCGATTACTTTGTCGGTCATTTGTTATCCTTGAAAACTGATTTGTCATTGTAACAAGTATACGTCACATAGCTCCATATTCTGTTAGCATAGTAGAAAGCAGCCTTTTCTGTAATATAAAGCATGTTATCACGAAACGGAGAACTCTCGATATTTAGAAACCTCTCGCCCATTCTCATACACGCTGCCACAATATTGTCCGTGATATCTTCTCGGTCAATATATCGAAACGGACATCTATTAGATGCTAGATGCTTTTCTAAGGAGGCATCGGTATCTGTAACAACAAACACTCCGTTGGAATCAAGCACTCGCCGAACTTCAATCAAAAACAGTTGAGGGTTATCATAACAATGCATCGACTCAACATTTGTTACGATATCGAACGTAGAGTTATTGAACGATATGTTATGAGCATCCATAACATAATAAGAATCGTCCTTGAATACCCTATTAGCAAACGAGATATTGTCCTCGCTGATATCGATCCCTGTGGCGCCAGCGAAACCATAGTTTCCTGTTTTGAACATATTGACCGCACCGCCACGACCACAACCAACGTCCAGAATATTCTTGTTTTCGGTCACAAGATTTTTCAGTAGATGTTGGTATAGGGATTTCTGATAGCCATTGAAGTAGTCGGATGATAGATCGACCTCAGGATCTTCTGTATAATATCCATGATTGAAAAAGGTCAGGATATCAGGACAGATTTCATTGAAGTGTTTATAATGTTGTATTGTATCTAACGGGTTCATTTTACTACTCTCAATAGAAGTGTATCAGTGTTGATACGACCAGTTGCTTTTTGTTCTGTTGTGGTGATGTTATCCATAACCTTGCGAAGATAGATTTTGCCACCTTCGAGAAGAGGTTTGATTACCGCTTCTGGCTTACGGAGTTTCTTTGTGACCGAAGTTGTCTCGTCAAATCCTGTAAGCGTAGACCCTCTGACCGAAAGGCCAGAATGACCCACGGCATTATACACAGAAAGATTACGAGTCTTAGCATTATAAACCCAAAGTTGCGAAGCACCAATAATCTCCTTAGGATCGATACTCTTATATTCATCATTGTTAGGTAGATAGTTCATCTTGGAAACCAGCACACTCGCTGGCTTTACCTTCTTCTTGCGTGGCTTACGAATAGTCTGACCAGCAGAATCCAGTTCTACCATATGATCGATTAGTCGCTTGATGAAAAGCGCCATGATTTTAAGAACTGGCTTACGCCAACCCTTATACGACTCAGCCAACTCTTTGTCTTTGCCTTCGAGGGCTTCGGTGATTTCATTGTATTGAGGACGGAAGTGTTCTGCAATCCTCTTCGCAATTTGCGGTTTAATTCCCTTCTCAAGGGACCACTTCTTAACATCGAACTGAATAACTCCTTCTTGGAAGAACACGTCCAACTGTTCTTCCAACTCGCCGATTAGATCGGACGCTTTATTGTTGATACGGTCCTGGATTGATACGATCTTGACAACTGCCGCTGGTTCTTCGTCGTTATCGATTGTAACAGCAGAAGCAAGTTGTTTGATTCTGGAATAGCAACGATCCCAAACACCATCAGGCAGATTACTGCCATTATGGAGCAAACGGCAGTTCCAACCGATGTTATGAAGATCAATGGCATTTACTTTAGAGAGTTTTGTGATTGTGTCTTTGTTGTATTTGATATACTTGAGGTAGGAGATTGTGAAGTTTTTGGCGTCCTCACTATTATAGAAATAGTTGAACCATGTGTATGCCCTGGCCATATCGCCCTGCGTGGCCTTTTCGGTGACTGTGGGTTCCGGACCCAGATACTTTTCATCAGCAAATTTAGGTCGTCTTACGGTAGCCGACTTTCTCACCTTTTTCTCCTTGTCTTTCAAGATGTTGTTTCCAAAGTTCGTAAAGTTCTTTTTCTAGTTGTGCTGCTTCTATTTCCCACGGCAGCTTTTTATAATCGACCATATGCTCATTGAACATAGTGCCTTGCCACTTTTGATAACTGCCATACTCCATATCTATAAGTTCTTTTCTAGCATACTGTTTGACGTGGACAAGTTCATGTGCCAGTGTCCGAAATAGAAATACAGGTCCAAGAC